CCCGGGGGGTGACCCCTTCTGAGCTGGGGGTATGGAACGCCGGGGAGGGCTCTGAGGGGTCCGTCAGGTTCATAAGGTCCCCAGCTGTCACGCAAGGTGACGGCTGCCGGTGCTGCGCAATGCGGCGTTGAGGAGTGATCGACCATGCCCCGTGGAGGAGCCCGCACGGTGTCCGGCCCAGTGCCGGATCCGAACGCACTGCGGCGTGAGCGGCCGTCCGACAAGGCCGGTTGGACGATGCTGCCGGCCGAGGGCCGGAGCGGCGAGGCCCCGGTGTGGCCGCTGGTGTCGCAGACCGACCGCGAGACGGATCTGTGGGATGACCTGTGGTCCCGTCCGCAGGCTGTTGCATGGGAGGCGCTGGATCAGCGGTACGAGGTGGCGCTGTTCGTGCGGAAGCTGGCCGAGGCCGAGTTGCCGAAGGCGTCGGTGGAGCTGCAGAAGGTGGTGCGTCAGTACCTCGATTCGCTGGGGCTGTCTGTGCAGGGAATGCTGCGGAATCGCTGGAAGATCGCCCCTGCGGCCGAGTTGGACGCCGAGCCGGAGGCCGATGCGCCGCCGCGCCGCCCTGGACCGCGTGACCGGTTGAGGGTCGTGCCCAGTGGCGAAGGGGCCTGACGCCGGGCCGGAGTTCGTCGTTGACTTCCCCACGCTGTGGGTGGTGCCGTACTGGATCGAGGCGCATTGCCCGGTGCCGGACGGCCACCACCAGGGTGAGGATCTGGAGCTGTACCCGTGGCAGCTGTGGTGCACGGTCAACCACTACCGGGTGAAGCCGTCTGCGGTCCTCATGCCGGGCGGCCGGCCGAGGGGGGCGACGGCGTTCCAGCACCGCCGCAGTCAGGTGGTGGCGCCGCAGAAGACGGGCAAGGGGCCGTGGTCGGCGACGATCGTTCTCGCCGAGGCCGCCGGGCCGGTGCTGTTCGCCGGCTGGGCCAGGGGCGGTGAGCGGTTCCGGTGTTCGGATCACGGCTGTGACTGCGGCTGGTGGTACGAGTACGAGGCGGGCGAGCCGATGGGGGTGCCGTGGCGGACACCGCTTATCCAGCTGACGGCCACCTCGGAGGACCAGGTCGCCAACGTCTACCGGCCGTTGCAGTCGATGGTGAAGCTCGGTCCGCTGTCGGGGCGGATGCGGGTGGGCGAGGAGTTCACGCGGATCGGCGAGAGCGGCCGTATCGACGTGGTGACGTCCTCGGCGCTGTCCCGTCTGGGCAACCCGATCATCTTCGCCCTGCAGGACGAGTCCGGGCTGTACACCGAGGCGAACAAGCTGCGGCGGGTCGCGGAGACGCAGCGCCGCGGCGTGGCCGGTATGACCGGCAGGTCGATGGAGACCACGAACGCGTGGGATCCCAGCGAGAACAGCGTTGCGCAGACCACGTCGGAGGCGAAGGCCCGGGATATCTTCCGGTACCACCCGCAGGCGCCGCGGGCGTTGTCCTACGGCGACAAGCGGCAGCGCCGGAAGGTCCACGCGCACGTGTACGCGGGCAGTACGCACATCGACCTCGACGCGATCGAGGCCGAGGTCGCCGAGCTGCTGGAGAAGGACCCCGCGCAGGCGGAGCGGTTCTTCGGGAACCGGTGTGTGGCCGGCACCGCGTCGTGGCTGGACGTGGCGAAGTGGGCGGCGAAGGCCAAGCCTGAGCGGGTCCGGCCGATGACCCGCATCGTGCTGGGTTTCGACGGCTCGGACGTGGACGACTGGACCGCGATCCGCGCGGAGACCATGACCGGCTACCAGTTCACCCCGGTGTACGGGCCGGACGACGATCCGACCATCTGGAACCCGGCGGACTACGACGGGCAGGTCCCGCGCGCGCAGGTGCGTGCGGCCATGGACCAGCTGATGCGCCGGTACGACGTGGTGCGGCTGTACGCGGATCCGCCGTACTGGGACACCGAGGTCGACGAGTGGGTGGACCTGTACGGAGAGGAGCGGGTCATCCGCTGGCACACCCGCCGGATCATTCAGATGTTCTCGGCGGCCGAGCGGCTGAAGACCGACGTGCTCAAGCGGAACAGCGCCGGTGCCGCGTTCACGCACGACGGGTGCGAGATCACCGTGCAGCACATCGCGAACACCCGGATGGCTGCGCGACCGAGCGACCGGTACGTGCTGCGCAAGGCATCCCCGGCGCAGAAGATCGACGCCACGATCCCCTCGATCCTGGCGCACGAGGCGCTCGGCGATGTCATCGCCGCCGGCCTCGCGGCCAAGGAGCAGTCCTATTACTACGGCGCCTGAGAAGGGAGGCCTTTCGTGGCCACCGAAGCCCAGGCCCTGCAGCTGGTGAGTCTGCTGGAGAACGAGCTGATCCGCCGGCGCGGTGACATCGACCGGCACAACGACTACTACCGCGGCAGGCACCCGCTCAAGTACGCCAGCGCGGAGTTCGCCAAGTTCCACGGTGAGCGGTACGCGGACTTCAGCGACAACTGGGTGCAGATCGTGGCGGATTCGCCGATCGAGCGGCTCACCGTGACCGGCTTCAAGGCGTCCGGGGAGGAGCTGGCGGACAAGGAGCTGTGGGAGGTCTGGCAGGTCAACGGCCTGGACTCCGACAGCCAGTTGGGTTTCCTCGGCTCGGTCCTGTCCGCGCGCTGTTTCGTGCTGGTGTGGGGTGACCCGGACGAGCCGGACATGCCCGTCGTGACGTTCGAGGATGCCGGGCAGTGCATCGTCGCCTACGAGCCGGGCTCGCGCCGGCTGCGGCGTGCGGCGCTCAAGCGCTGGCAGGACGGCAACAAGGACTTCGCCACGCTGTACCTGCCCGATGAGGTGTGGAAGTTCTCCCGGGCGCTGGCCCGGCAGGACAAGTCCCCGCAGATGGCGGATGTGGATGAGGAGCTGCGCCGGTGGGTGCCGCGGGAGATGGCCGATGAGCCGAACCCGCAGCCCAACCCCATGGGCGTGGTGCCCATGGTGGAGCTCCCGAACAAGCCCATGCTGGTGGACGAGCCGATCTCGGACGTGGCCGGTGTGGTCGCGATGCAGGACGCGATCAACCTGTTGTGGGCGCAGCTGTTCACCGCCTCCGACTACGCGAGCTTCCCGCAGCGCGTCATCCTCGGCGCCGAGCGGCCCGTGATCCCCAAGCTGAACAGCGCGGGCGAGATCGTCGGCACGCAGCCGGTGGATCTGGAGAAGTTCGCGGTTGACCGCGTGATGATGTTCTCCAGCAAGGACGCGCGGATCGCGGAGTGGCAGGCCGCGAACCTGGCTTCCTACACTGGCCTGATCGAGGTGGCCGTCGGGCATCTGGCCGCACAGACCAGGACCCCGCAGCACTACCTGATCGGGAAGATGGCCAATCTCGCCGAGGGTGCCCTGCTGGCCGCTGAGACGGGTCTGGTCAAGCGGTGTGACGAGAAGAAACTGTGGTCCGGACAGGGCCTGCGCGAGGTCGCGCGGCTGATCGCGCTCGCGCGCGGCCAGGACGCGAAGGCGCACGCGCTGCGGTCGGGGATGGTGCTGTGGGCGGACTCGGAGTCCCGCTCGCACGCGCAGCTCGCGGACGCCCTGGTGAAGCTGAAGGACATCGGGTTCCCGTTCCAGTGGCTCGCGCTGCGCTACGGGCTGACCCCGACTGAGGTTGCCGACGTGGTGACGATGCGGGAGCGGGAAGCGGAGGCGGACCCGGTCGGGGCGATGACCCGCATGATGACCCAGCAGCCCGCACCGGCGCCGCAGAACACCGGCACCGGCGGGCCGTCGGCTGGTGCCGGGTGAGCCCGTCGCCGGGGGCGGTCGCCCATCAGGAGGACCGCGCCCGCCTGGCCGCCATCACCGCGCGGGCGGCCGGGAGCGTGTGGCGGCAGGCCGACCTGGAGGACCTGCACGGCTGGTGGCTGAAGCATCTGGCCGAGGTTCTGGCGGTCGTGGCCGGCGGCCAGCTGGCGGCGGCCCGCCAGAGTGAGCCGTGGCTGCAGCGCCTGCTGGGCGATGACGGCTCACCGAATGGGCAGCTGGCTCCGGACGCGCTGGCCGGGGTCGCGTCGGACGGGCGGCCGCTGGCCGAGCTGCTGATGTACCCGCTGTGGGTGACGCTGGGGGCCATCGCCCGCGGTGCCTCCGTGGTGACGGCCTACGCCTCGGGGGCGGCGTTCCTCGACATGCTCGCGCGGACGATGGTGGCCGACGCGGGCCGCGCGGCCGACCTGGTCGGCATGATCGTCCGCCCGGCCGTCACCTCCTACGTGCGGGTGGTGGAGCTGCCCGCGTGCGCGCGGTGCATCCTGCTGGCCGGACGCGAGTACAGCCTGTCCGCCGGCTTCGCCCGGCATCCGCGCTGCGACTGCACGATGGCGCCGGTCACCCGCACCCACCGTCCCGAACCGGTTGACGCCGGCGACGTGTTCCGCTCGATGTCCGCCGACCAGCGGCTCAAGGTGTTCGGCGCGGCCGCCGTGCAGGCCATCGAGGACGGCGCGGACATCTCCCAGGTGGTCAACGCCCGGCGGGGCATGACCACCGCCACCGCCTACGGCCGCCGCGTGCAGGCCACCACCGAGGGCGTCACCAAACACGGCATCGCCGGCAGGCGCCTGAAGAATTTCACCCGCCAGCCCGGCCA